CCACAGTAGTAAAATGTATAAGTAGTAGAAAATTAAGCAAGAACTCCATCGAGTTCTCTTTGTCAAACTCTGAACAAAGAGACAGTTGGCTTAATTCCGGTCATCGGACTTTAGACGCTGACACTAGAACTTGATTCCACTTCAGAGCACCGTCCGCCTTGGACCTTGCTCACTCTCTTATCTTACCTTATCAACCCTTGGTTGCTGATCACCACGATCAGTAACCACCTCCATACATAGCTGGGCCCTTGGCTTAAGGGGACTTCACTGTCAGTTAGAGACAGTGGGTGGAAGAGTGGTACCATACTCGGGTATCATTTCTAAGACCTGACCTTGCAAACAAGCGGTGTCTAGTAGTTTACTTGTACCTTTTCTAAGTATAAACCTTGTGCTGCGATCCCATTGTGGGTCGGTACATGCAGAGGATTGACAGTTACCACTAGTGGGCCATCTAGATTAGGGATCCCATCTGTTGGGTGATAGACAAAGTACTATTAGGACAGTAGCCAGTAGGGCAGTAGGTGTCTGGTTGGGTGAAGATCTTGCACCCCAACAGACATAACAGTAGTAAGATCACCATTAACTCCATACTCTCAGAGACATCGTCATGATGTCTCAAACTCAATACAGAAACCTCATGAGCAACCTGCTCAACGAAAAGCGTGCCCTCGCTAAATTAAGGGCAGAATTAAAAGGAAGAAAGGGGAAGTTGTATCGGTGTTGCAAAGGGTTCGGGCACCTGGCCCGAAATTGCAGAAAGCCCAAGGATGAGGGAAAAGGGACAGTAGTTTCCCAAAATAAGTTTGAAGTATTGAAAAGTAGAGTAATGCAGTATGGAGTTGAAGAAAGAGTAGTGAGGAACGTAAGGACAGTAGTTGTAAGGTGTTTTAAGTGTGGGGAAGAAGGGCATAAGTGTAAGAAGTGCCCACTATGGATAAGGAGGAAGAATGAGGAGAAGGCGGCGTGCATGGCAAGGCCACGAAAGGCACAGCAGGAAGAGAGGCTGGCGCGCCCTGCAAGGGGAAAAGCGCAGGAAAGGGAGAAGAGGTTGAGGAGAGTAGAGGGAGAAGAAGCAGCATGTCCCATGAAGAGAAAGGCACAGCAAGAAGAATGGAAGAAGAGTTCGTGGGAGGATTTGAGAAAGAGGGCAGAGTGGTACTGTGGGCCAACAGTGCCATGAGATGCAGAGTTGTGGGAGTTGGGATGGCATGGCCAAGGAGCCGTGGTCACATATTTGAGGTACCCAGGATGTGGCAGAGGAGGATGCTACACAGAAGATGATCAGGAACAAGGAGTAGTCCCCTATTGGAAAAGAGAGAAGATGAGTTGGTGTGGATGCAAAGGAGGAAAGGAGCAGAGCAGTGCACAAGCAAGAGACTCGAGAAGCATAGCAAGAGAGGAGAGAGTGGCATGGCCCAGAGAGGCAAAAGCGCAGCAGGGCGGTGCACGACCAGAAGAGTCGGAACACGCAGCAAGAGGGGAGGGCAGTCGAAAGAAGGTCAGGAGAACTTTCAAGATGTTGAGAGAAGTGTGGTTGAATATTGGGGTAGAAAAGATAGATATGCATGAAGGCGTAATGATTAAAGCGCTCTTGGATAGTGGCGCAACAGGGATGTTTATGGATAGGCAGACGGCAGCTAAGCATGGGTTCAAGCTGCAAAAGTTAAAAAGACTGTTAGTCGTCAGGAATGTAGACAGCACAAATAGCAGAGGGGCCATTATGCACCAGGTAGAGTGCAATGTATTTTACAAAGGCCATATGGAAAAAATGAGGATAGATGTGTGTGATCTAGAGAAGACAGAAGTAATTCTGGGGATGCCATGGTTGGCAGCGCACAATCCAGAAATAAATTGGGAGACAGGAGAAGTCAAGATGACAAAGTGTCCACCCCTGTGTGGCAGGAAGAAGAAAGAAAAGATCAAGAGAGTAGCAACTGAGGAAGAAGAGAAAATTGTCCAGTGGGCGATAGATGATAAAGAAGATTGGGGAAAGGAAGAAGAGATGGAAGAGGACCATAGGAAAATCAAAGAGATGGTCCCAAAGAAATTTTTGAAGTAGAAAAAGGTGTTCAGGAAGGTAGAATCTGAGAGGATGCCGACCAGAAAGATTTGGGATCATGCGATAGATCTCAAGGAGACGTTTAAACCACAAAAAGGAAAGATTTACCCTTTGTCCAAGAATGAGAGAGAGGAGGTTCAAAACTTCATGGAGGATCAGCTGAGAAAAGGGTACATCAGACCCTCGAAATCCCTGCAAACGTCGCCAGTATTTTTCGTTGGCAAGAAAGATGGAAGCAAGTGGATGGTGATGGACTACCGTAACCTTAATAGCCAGACAGTAAAGAATAACTACCCACTACCACTAATCACAGAGTTAATCGACAACATGGGTAGTAAAAGAGTATTCACAAAGATGGATCTAAGGTGGGGGTTCAACAATGTGAGAATAAAAGAAGGAGACGAGTGGAAGGGAGCATTTACAACGCACATAGGCTCATTTGAACTGACGGTCATGTTTTTCGGAATGACAAATTCACCAGCAACATTTCAAGCTATGATGAATGAAATACTGAGAGACCTGATTAATGAAGGAAAAGTGACAGCGTTCGTAAATGACATGTTGGTAGGAACGGAAACTGAGGAGGGACATGATGAGATCGTGGAGGAAATACTAAGGAGGCTGGAGGAAAACGACTTATATATTAAGCTGGAAAAATATATGTGGAAAGTAAAAAAGATAGGGTTCCTGGGGGTAGTCATAGGACCCAATAGGATAGAAATAGAGAAGGAGAAGGTAGATGGAGTACTCAGTTGGCCATAGCCAAAAAACGTGAAAAACGTTAGAAAATTCTTAGGCCTCGCAAACTACTACAGGAGGTTTATTAAGGATTTTGCTTAAACGGCGAGGCCGTTAAATATGCTGACAAGGAAAGATGAGAAGTGGCAGTGGGAGGAGGCCCAGCAGAAAGCGTTCGATGAGTTAAAACAAGTTTTCACGATGAAACCAGTATTAGCAGCTCTAGACTTAGATAAAGAGTTTAAAGTAGAGACCGATGCCTCAAACTATGCTACTGGGGGAGTACTCTCAATGAAGTGCTCAGACGAAAAATGGAGACCAGTCGTGTTTATTTTGAAGTCTCTCAGTGATACAGAACGAAATTACGAAATACACAACAAAGAAATGTTGGCAGTCGTCAGATGCTTAGAAGCGTGGAGGCACTTCTTGGAAGGTGCAATGATGAAATTCGAGGTCTGGACCAATCACAAAAATCTTGAATATTTCATAAAAGCTCAGAAGTTAAATCGAAGACAAGCGAGATAGGCTTTATACCTATCTAGATTTGATTTCATATTAAAACATGTTCTAGGAAGTAAGATGGGGAAGGCAGACTGTCTGAGCAGGAGACCAGACTGGGAAATCAGTGTAGAAAGAGATAATGAAGACGAGACGTTGATAAAACCAGAATGGTTAGAAGTCAGGAAGACAGAGAGAGTTGAAATAATAGTAGATGGGGTAGATCTACTAGAGGAGATTAGAAAGTCAAAAGTGAAGGATGACGAGGTAGTGAAGGCAGTAGAAGAAATAAAGCGAGCAGGAGTAAAGATGTTGAGAGATGAAGAATGGAGAGAAGTAGATGGCGTCATGTACAAAGAGAGAAAAGTGTATGTACCAAAAAATGATAAATTGAGGGCAGAAATAATCAGGTTACATCACGATACGCCGGTAGGAGGACATGGAGGACAATAGAAGACGGTGGAGTTGGTCACTCGTAATTTTTGGTGGCCAGGAATAACTAAGGAGGTAAAAAGATATGTGGAGGGATGCGATACCTGCCAGCACAATAAAAACCGCACAGAGCAGCCAGCGGGCAAGTTAATGCCCAACTCTATCCTGGAGAAACCTTGGACGCACATATTGGCAGATTTTATCACTAAGCTGCCCCTAGTGCAAGGATATGATAGTATTCTAGTAGTAGTGGATCAACTAACTAAAATGGTCCACTTTATACCGACTACAGAGAAGACATCGGCAGAGGGACTAGCAAGGTTGTTCAGAGATAACGTGTGGAAGCTACATGGTCTGTCTGAGAGCATCATATCAGACAGAGGACCGCAGTTCACAGCAGGGCTAATGAAGGAGTTAAATGGGATGTTGGGGATCAAGAGCAAGTTGTCAACGGCGTTCCACCCTCAAACAGACGGACAAACAGAGAGGGTTAATCAGGAACTAGAACAGTATTTGAGGATGTTCATTGATCATAGGCAGGAACAGTGGCCAGAATGGTTAGGAACGGCAGAATTTGCCTACAACAACAAGGTGCACTTGAGTACTAAGACATCACCCTTTAAAGCAAATTACGGGCAAGATCCTAGAATGGGTTTCAAGGGGAGAAAGAAGGGGAGATATGTAGGGGCAGAGAAGTTCATCGAGAAGATGAAAGAAATACAGGAGAAAGCAAAAGCAGCGCTAGGGAAGGCGCAAGCAGATATGAAGAAATACACCGACAAGAAGAGATTGGACATAGAGGAGTATAAAGTAAGGGACTTAGTTATGCTCAGCACTAAGGACCTGAAATATCAAATGGTCGGAAGGAGGACGGAGAAGTTGATGGAGAGATTTGTGGGCCCTTACAAAATTAAGGAGATAGTATCATCAAACGCAGTTAAATTAGAACTACCTAGTGCAGTAAAGATACACCCAGTAGTTAATGTTAGTAGAATATGAAGATACATGGGCCAGGTAGAGGGGCAGAAGAAGGAGCAACTGGCTCCAGTCATAATCGAAGGAGAAGAAGAATGGGAGGTAAAATGAATACTAAATAAGAGGAAGGTTAGAGGGAAAGATAAGTATTTAGTACAATAGAAAGGATTTACGGCAGAGTTGGACACCTGGGAAGGAAGGAAGAATTTAGAGAACGCAAAAGAAGTGATTGAAGAATTCGAGAAAGAGTATTGGCAGGACATGGAAGACGTGGCACGACAAGAATGCAAGGAAACAATGTTCAAGCAAGGAGAATTACCAGGGAAGTTCACGGCGAAGATGTTATATGGATGGTCAGACAAGCGATACGACCAGGAATATTGGGGGAGATTGGAAAGAAATTGGAGACGATGGAAGGGCAAGAAACCAGTAAGAAGAGGGATGATGAAGACGATCCCGGAAGAGGAAGAAACTGAGAAAGAAAAATTGGGAGTTCGAGAATGGACAGAAGAAGATGAAGATGAAATGGGCAACATGGTAGACCCATACTACAAGTTGTAGGAAAATTCCTCAGGACGAGGAAACTTAAGAGAGGGGTGGTGTTATGACTTGGCAAATCAGCTAAGTCATTGTTTATATTTCTTTTCTTTTCTTTTCTTTTCTTTGGACTTACAACTATGAGATGGGATGTGGGAAGTATCACATGACTTTGTCACAATGTCACAATGGCGTGATGGATGGTCACAGATGGTCAAGTCACAGTCACAGTGTGTCACATGACTAGAGTAACATGAGAACCATGGGAGAGCAAGCGCATAGCCACAGTAGTAAAATGTATAAGTAGTAGAAAATTAAGCAAGAACTCCATCGAGTTCTCTTTGTCAAACTCTGAACAA